CGTGGCTCGGATAGAGCAGACGGTTTCTTCCTTTCACAAATTGTCCACGTTACCGTCCTTTTCAGGCTCCCCTTTGATGATTGGAGAAAAAGTTGTTGGCTTCCATACGGGCGCTAATCCATCCCTTGCTTATAACAAGGCTACTGTCCCGTTTTGGATTTCTACTAATACTCAATTGGAGACTCCGAACAACGTTAAGAATCTCACTTATGTAGATGAATTGCCTGAAGGACCATTCACCGATTTTACTTACTCAACAGGTAAGTATTCATATAAGATTCGACGTGTAGGTAGGATGGCGAAATTCGTTGAAATCTCTAAGGAAGATACGGATGTTAATTGGACTACTGAAGATGATATTGAGGAGTTTTTCTATGAGAGTGTTTTCTCTCAGGTTAAGCCCTTGGATTTTCACAAGCCCTCCCTCCAACCCTCGCGTCCATTTATGACAATGTTAAAGTTGTCTGGGAAGAAGACCCCGAAAGAGGTCTTGAGAAGGGAATCGGGCTTAAATACGAAGGTTATGTCTGCGGACAAAGGTCTTTTGGGAAAACGAAAAGTACTTCCAAAGCGCTTCTTGAAGCAAGGAGACTCCACCCTGCGCTTGCAGAGTGGGGTTATCCAGATCGATCAGCAGACTCAGAACGACGATCTTTGTTCCTCCAAGCCCAGAGATATAATTGTGAAAATGGTTATAATGACACGCAAGCAAGACAAGCTCTACAACAGTATTACCCACACACGTCAGTTCCAAAAATTTTTCAGGAATGGGACCGATGTGGTGAAATCCCAGTTGAGACGATCTCTACTAGCTTATATAATGTCACCGGCTCCGTTGACGGGAAATCCAGTCCAGGATTTCCTTGGACAACATTGTCCCATGACAACGCAGGTCTCTTGTCCTCCCATTGGGGACAAGTTACCAGATGCGTGCTAGAGAGGCTTGTCCTCCTGTCAAATCTTGACGTCACACAAGATTTGACAGCTAAACAATGTGTGACGCTAGGGCTTTGTGATCCTGCTAAACTGTTCGTTAAGAACGAGCCACATCCCCTTAGAAAATTGCAGGAAGGAAGGGTTCGGCTTATTGTTTCTATGTCAATAGTCGACAACCTTATTTCCAGATTGTTGTTTTCTCTGCAGAATAATGTAGAGATCAACAACTGGAGTCAGTGTCCATCCAAACCCGGTATGGGGATGGATGATGAGGGGTTGAAGATCTTGGAATCCACTGTCCGTGTCCAGGCG